GCGGCGTTTTCTAAAAGCCAGCAAGATGCAGCTGGAAATCCTCTTTTGTCGCCAGACAAATTGAATCGTGTTGTTAAGTCGCTGGATCGAGAGGGGAAGCTTGAGTCGTTGTATGGTAAAAAACAAACTCAAGTTTTGCGCGATCTTGCGGAACTGTCGACGGTGATTTATACGGCACCACCTGGCGCAATCAATACCAGCAACACGGCAAGCGCACTGCAAGTGGCGCTTGATAGTGTGGCAACATTCGGGGCCACTGGTTTGCCAGTGCCGGCCGTTACCGCACTCCGTGAAGTGGCTAGATTCTCAAAAAACCGTAAGCTCAAAGCCCGAATCAATGAAGCATTGAAGGAGCCCAAATAAATGCCCGCGATTGCCGTCAACCCACCTTTTCCGCTTTTCACCGATGCCGATGGCCAGCCGCTCGATGATGCCTATATCTACATCGGCACCGCTAATCAAAACCCGGTGTCGAATCCAATCACGGTTTATTGGGATTCTGCACTGACCATCACGGCAGCCCAGCCGATTCGCACTAGCGGCGGTTATCCTGTTTATAACGGCAGCCCTGCGCGGTTTTACACAAACAGCGATTACAGCATTCTGTTGCGCGACAAAAACGGGGCTTTTATTTACACCTCGGCAAGTGAGACGGATTTTATTTCGAGCGAATTCGTGACGTTTATCCAAGCAGGCACCGGCGCAGTCGCTACGACTGTCCAAGCTAAGCTGCGTGAAACGGTGTCTGTTAAGGACTTTGGGGCTGTTGGCGATTGGAACGGATCATCGGGCACAGATGACACAGCAGCGCTTGCTAATGCTTTTACTGCTGCCGCTGGCAATGTGTTGAGTCTTGAGCCGGGTAAAAGATACAAAACAACTGCCGCCATTGTTATGGGAGCCAAGACCACTTTGCTGATGAATGGCAGCACGATTGATTTTGTGATTAGTGGTGCCACGCAATGCTTGCTGCCGGTATCTGGATGCTCCGTTTTAAACGGTATTGTACGTAATTCTGGAAGCTCACCATCTGGCGCGGGCCAATTTCAAGCGCCGATTTGTATTGGTAATTATGGCGTTGGGACAGGGTATAGAAACATTCTTTTGCAAAACCTTACCATCGTAAGCAATCGGCCGGATGGTAACGGCATTTTCGTTACTGGCGCGTCAGACAATATCGTTATTGACCAGATTTATGGTGCTGGCGATGCAACTACTGGGGCGTTTATCTGTGTGCATTGGGGCGGCGCAGACGCTCCCGCTTCAGGTACCTATCACCCTAACAACATTCGTATCAGCAATGTGACTTGTGGTGCCTACACCTATACCGGCGCTGAAATTGTTTATCTTGCTGCTGCAATCAATGTTGAAGTTAGCAATGTGCGGGTTTCTGAAGTGCAGAAATCTGTTGTGACTGTTTATGCGGGAGATTATGGGCTGTATTACGCTACGACCAATGTAAAAGATATTGGATTTAGCGGTATTTATGTTCGTAATTGCCGGTCTGATAACTCAATTACTAACGGCGTAATTGTTGATATGCAGGCTCCATTTGCACCCGGAACACCTATTTATGACGTTAGCGGCCTTGTAATAGACGGATGCAGCACATATGGAAAAACGCCTGCGTCTGCTGGTAGTGGATTTGTAATTTCTAATGCCTACGGCGTAAAACTGCGGGATTGCAAGGCAATCAGACATAACACTGGCGTGGCTACTGGCGCAAATGTTGAACGTCTTGTTGTGGATGGCGGGGCGTATTTTGCCAACTACAACCAAGGCGTTTACCTCAACAACGGAACGGTAAACCCAAAAAGTTGCACTGTTCGCAATGCCGCAACGTATGGTAATGGAACAAGCGCGGCGTCAGCCGCAGCTGCATCGGGGATATTCGTCGGCAACGGTTCATATCACGTTATTGAAAATAATGTAAGCGGTGCGGTCGGCGAAGTGACTCAGCTTTATGGCGTTCGAGTTGATAATTCGTGCCGTGATGTGGCTGTTCAAAATAACTATTGCGCGGGCTTAAAAAACGGCGGCGTTGCATTTTCTATGGGTAACTCTACTAATTGGGTTACTCGTGTTTTTAAAGGTAATGTGTCAGAAGCAATTAGCGGCGGGCAAGTTTATGACGGCCCTAACCCAATAGTGATTGACAACAATAATCGCGGAAATACATTACCAAATAACAAAAGCTATGCGCTGTTCGGCACTGCTGCTCCTTCTGCGGGAACGTGGGCTGTTGGCGACCGAGTGCAACAATCAACACCTATAGTGGGCAATCCAAAAGGATGGGTTTGTACTGTAGCAGGCACGCCCGGCACTTGGGTATCTGAAGGCAACCTGTAAGGAACCAACATGACTATCACCGTAAAAGTTCTGATCCCGGCAAAATAGTGGTTTATGGAAACCTCAAAACTTAAAGACAGTAAGCTCGTGAAATTCGACTCCACGATCAATCTAGGCCACGTTCTAACCTTCATTGGTTTTATGCTGACGGGTTTTGGGGCTTGGTCTACTATTGATCGAAGGCTCACGGTTCTTGAAGAATCTCGCCGTGTTCAGGCGCAGATTGACCAGAATCAAGACGAGCGAGTTAATCAGGCAATGGGCCAGATCAAAGAAACCCTCGGCGATATTCGGCGCAATCTTGAAAAGGTGTCCGACAGACTCGACAAACGATGATAAACAGCCGCAGTCTTGCAGACCTTGTGCCGGAATGTAAGGCAAAGGCAGAAAGATTTCTTAATCTCGCCAAGGATGCCGGCATTGATTTGTTAGTGACCAGCACCTATCGTGACAATGAAAGCCAGGCTGCGCTGTTTGCGCAGGGCAGGACAAAGCCGGGCGTGATTGTGACCAATGCGCGGCCAGGGCAATCGTGGCACAACTGGCGGTGCGCGTTGGACGTGGTGCCATTGCGTAATGGAAAGCCGGTATGGGGCACAACGGGGCCGGACGGCGACCTGTGGCGCAAGATCGGCGAGCTGGGGGAATCAGTCGGGCTGGAGTGGGCGGGGCGTTGGAAGGGCAAGCTGCGCGAAATGGCGCATTTTCAATTTACGGGCGGGCTTACGCTTGCCGAATTGCAATCAGGAAAGGTGCCAGCATGAGAGGTTATAAAACGGCAGTATTTAACGGCGCGCTTGCTGCGCTCCCGATCATTGATTGGCTGGCGACTAATGGAACGTTTTTGACGCCAGTGCTTGGCGCTCATGCTGGCGCTGTGCTGTCTGTTGTGGGTCTTGCCAACTTTGTGCTGCGTTGGGTCACTACCACGCCTATTTTCAAAGCTGAATAGATTTGCAAATTGATTTGTGAATGGATAGGCGGGACTGTTTATTCTCCGGCCCCGCCGCCACAGATCGCATAAACAATCAGCGCGATACCGCTGGCAATCATTGCATCGTCAATGCCAAGCCATGCGAACATGCGTAATCCTTTAAGTGATTGTTTTTTTATTCCTCCTTTGTTTCACTTTATGCAAAGCATTGTTGCTTTGCAATAATAATTTTTTATCATTAGCGCGGGTCATATTGACTCATTTCAACTGCCCGCTCGGCTCGTGCGCGTGCCATTTGTTCTGTCGGCTTCCCGCCAAGCAGTACGCAAGTGATTGCAAGTGACGCCAGCACAGCGGGCGCAATCAACCAAAGCGGCCCAAAAGCCACGCACGCAAAGGATGGAAGCACCGCGACACCGCAAACCATTGAGATTGTATGCATCGTATTTTTGTAGCATCCAACAGCTGTATCGCTGCAACCCTCTGTTTGCACTGGCTGCGCAACCCGCGGTGCCACCGTTGGCATGCTTCTTACTTTCCGCTCAAGCCTCAATGCCTCAAGTGTTGGCTGTAACGTGACTGGGCCTGCCGGGTCGTAAATTCTAACTTTCACGACCGGATCAAAAGTCACATGCCTATCTGCGCTTGCACAAACAGCAGGCCCGATCCTCATTTCTTTTTCTGTAACTTCAAAGCTAACAACCGGCGCATAAATTCAGCCTCTCCCATCCTGTGTGGCGGGCGCGTGCGAAGAAGCTCAAGCACAGCATCAATTGCGTCATTCCAGGTCTTGCGCTCTTCTTCAGTCATCTTTTCCCCCTGTAAATCGCACGACGTTGGTCATGCGCACCCCCTAATAAGATTGGCTACCAGCTCATAGCTCAAGAGCATTTGACGGCGCAAAGGGTCGGCCATGTATCGATCGTGCAATGTGTCCCATGCTTGGGCTATTTTTTCTTGTTCGGCAGCCGCGACAAGGGCGGCGAAGCGTTCAAGAAAAGCCTTGTCTGACGGCAATGTGTGCTCCCAATCATCTCCAGCTTCCCGCGCCATGCGGATAATATCTTCGCGGTTCATGTGTTGCGCTCCTTCAGCTTGGCTTCGATAGCGCGGGCAATAGCTAGTCTGAAGTTGTCATAGGAAATCTTGTAATCAACAGATCGCCACACTCGGTCGATCTCCTCATCCGTCAGCCCCTTCCACTCGCGGCGGGGTGGGTGGGTGTAGACTGGTTTCCAATTCGGGCCATACGTTCCGTTCATGAAAGAGATTGCGCCTCGTTCTTTATCAATCCACGCCACTGGCTTCTGCTCCATCTCCTGCTGCACATCCGTAAGCCGCTGCATTGATGCCTCGTCTATTGCGGCGCGGAGGGCGGTAATGGCTCTGCCCACACTGCGAAGTTCAGTCATGTTTAATGGGGAGTTAATGCACTCCAACGCTTCAAGCGCAAGCTTCATGGCTTTAATCATTTCACTTTCTTCGCGCATTCTGCGCACCTCCATCGTTTAACAGGACTTTTTGACGCTTTGTAACTGCCGTTCCTCATCCGTCAGCGGCTTGCGCTGGGGTGGGTGAGTGTAAAGTGCTCTGTACGACCAGCCCGGAAGTAGCCTGTCGGATGGCTCTTCGTATGTAATGTCATCTTCCTCGCCAGAAGCACATATGAGCATCCACGCCACCGGCTCCTGCTCTGGCTCCGCAAGCCCAGCGCACAGCCGACGAATCTCGGCCATATGCTCACGCAAGGACTCGCGCAGGGCTTCGAGTTCGCACCAGTCTTGCGTATCGACAATATGGTCTGAGGGTGGTGGCAATTTGCCCCCATCCTTTTCGTGACCGTTTATCGCAAGCTTGATTTCGTCATTCAGGCTCATTTTTTCCCCCAATATCGTGCTGGCTTTCCCATGCTTCCACGTCCTCAATGCGGTATCTGACAGATGCCTTCTCGCCTTCACCAAGCTTAAAATATCTCGGGCCTTTATTTTCCATGCGCCACTTCCGCAAGATCTGGTCTGTCATTTTCCAGCGACTGGCGAGTTCCTGACTAGTTAGGATCATTAGGCACCTCAACCGCTTCGAAAATATCGACTATCGGCGCTTCAGGCTCGCCCATTGAAGCCTTAAGCCTGGACAGCGGCGATTGCTGTTGCTCCGGCGCTGGCGTGACATTGACCGGCTCGCGGCGCTCAACTTGCACAAAGTTTTCGTTGTCATGGTCAAGCACCTGATCAAGATCCGCGCTCGAAGGCAATCTCTTTGCCAGGCGGCGGATAACAGTTTTGCGGGCCATTTCATCCCACCAATCAACCCACGGGCCGGCATCGCGGGCTTTGCTGGCGGCGCGCACCTTTTCAACGTCTGCCACGCTCATCACTTCGCGGTAAATTGCGCCGTCCTTGGTCTTTGCGATTGCATACGCAGCAATCGGCTGGCCGCGGTCTGCGCCGAGGAACGGCTTGTGCGCGATTTGCTCATCATCACCCAGCTGGTACTCAAACTGATCGCGCTCATACACTACATGCGCCCCGATGCTGGCCAGCTCGCCACTGTTGCGGATCTTCTTAAGGATGCCGCCGACCATCGGCATGTACTGCACCTTGGGGCCTTCCTTGGTGCGATACACAACCAAAGCAGCCTCGCGCCCGTCACACAGCAAACCGTCTTGTGCCGCCTTCATGGTGCTGGCCAACAGGCTGCGTTTGTCGGCATTCAGCAACCCCGGCTGCATCTGGATTGCCGTCATGGTGGTGCGGATAAACTTTTCCACCGGAATCTGCGGCGGCAAGGCAGCCTGAAATTCAACAGTCATTGCCTTAAGCGTGCTGCGCATGCTGTCAATTGCCGTGATTTCGTTTGACATTATTTAACCCTCCAGCAGCGTGACCCTTCGCCGTCGGCGCGCACTACAAAGCGGGCCTCCCCGTTGTTATCCTTTGCCCACTTGCGAGCTGCTACGTAAAGACCTGCCGGTTTTACGGGTGCGGCAAACGAATCGCCAACAGCCATTTTCTCCAACGGATATTTGCTTGTTTTCTTTGCCTTGCCGGGAATCGGCACGTTTTTTTGAATCTTGATTTCCATGATTACTGACCTTTCTTGCTGTTGAAACGAAACGACCGATAACCTTTCCGGCCGCTGATTGTTTGCCCGACCATTTCGGGCGTGATAACGACCGCGGGTGCATCTTGCACTTGCCCACATGCCAATGTGCCGAATTTGGTAAAAACCCGGCTTGCGGTGCCGATTCGATCAATGATTTCTGCCTTGCGCTTATCCTTGATCTTTTCGAGGTCTAAGCACTCACGTGCCGCGAATTGATAAAGCCGAATCAACTGACCAAGACCTTCATCGGCCTGCATTTCCTCGCCGTCATTTGCCCGGCTGCGTTTAATGATGTACTCAGCATCTCGCTCGTAATCAGGCGCTGGTGCCTGCCCAGTTTGCAGGCGATCCCAAAACGCGATAACCTTGTCTCGCAACTTCGCACCGATTGCATCGTCCCGATTCCGCAGGACTATCTTTTGCTCGTTTCCGCCAACCAGGGCAACCAGAGCGCACCAAGAGCGGCCTGTCACGGCCATTTGATGCTGGCATTGCAACTCGATATGTTCCGGGGCTTCAATGTTCCCTTGGCCATCATCCAGCCAGTTTTGTCGGTATGCCAGGCGATCCACGTTTTTAACTTCCAAGATGCCGGGGCCGTCGCTTGAGCTTAGGATCTCGAAGTCAAAGCTTGATCCCATGCGGGCCTTTTGATCGCGGATATAAACATCCATCTTGGCAATCTTCCAGCCCATGTCCTCAGCCGCACCGTGAGCGATTGCTGACTCCAGCCGCTGGCCCCACTTTAAACGTTCGTTTTCCTGAATCGTGACGATTACCTTGTCGCGCTTTTGATGGTACAGCTCAAACTCTGTCATATAGGGCGACAGTCCGAAAAGAGCGGACACTTCCGTTGAAGTTATGTCTTTTGCGCGCTCGGCCAACCATTGCAACCGGCTGGTGATTTTTATGAGTTCTTTCATTTTCTGTGGATTGTTTTGTTAATTGGTTTTTGTTTGAGTGGCCAGATACAGTTCCTTGAAAATGCCGTCCATCATTTGCTTGACCGCAGAAACGTGACTGACCTTTTCAATGACGATTTCATCTGGCTGGCCTGGTCGCTGAAATATCAGTTTTGTTTCGACCATCCCAGGCGGCAACGCTTCTGTCACGTCAAGTTTGAGTGAGTAAATGGTTGTCTTTGCTTCGATCAACATTTTTTTTTGCTCTCCACTTCGTCAATGAATTCGGCAGTCATCCAGCCAACTACCAGCAACAAGACCATCAATAAAACGCATGTTTGTTGAGTTTGCGTCCCAGAAAAAAAAGCTGTCAGTACGAAACAAATCGCGCCTAATACGCCAAACATAAACAACCACAAAAAATAAATCATTGATGCCTCCAAAAAACGGCGGGTTTCCCCGCCTTGTCTGTTAATCAGTCAGTTGACCATCCTTTTTTACGTTCTTCTGCAATTCGCTTGTCGCCAATCGAACCATCAAAATATCCGTTCATCGCCCGATGCACGTCAAGGCCGAACCACATTTCAAGTGCGTACATCGCACTTTTCTGTTCAGCAACAGGCAGGGCGAGAATTTCACGACCTTTTTGTTGCACTTTCCAGGTGTATTCTAAGCGCGAGATTTCTGCCTCGAAATCAGTAGCTGTTTCATTCAAAATTGCGGCAACTTTCGTTGCCCATTGAAGTTCTGCATTGCTCATCTGTGTTTCTTTCTGTGATGTTGTAAATTGTTTTGTGTTCTTATGTGTTCATTGTGCAACATGCTTTTTAATGTGTCAATGTGTTTTTTTATGTGTTTGTGTAAGATATGTAACACCTCACAACCAGAATCAAAAAATGCAACCAATTGAGCTAGATCTGCCGTGGCCGCCGAGCGTTAATCAATACTGGCGGCACCCGTCAAGCGGGCCACTTGCTGGCCGTCATTTGATCTCGGAACAGGGTAGAAAGTACCGCGGTAAAGTGCTCAATCAACTGACCGTGGAGGGTCATCAGCACAAGCTTGCAGACCGGCTTTCCGTGGCCATCCTGTGTTACCCGCCAGACCGCCGCCGCCGCGACCTGGACAACGTTCTAAAGGCGGCACTTGATGCTCTGGTGTTTGCCGGTGTAATGCTTGACGACAGCCAGATCGACCGGCTGGCAATTGAGCGTTGCGCAGTGCAAGCACCCGGGCGACTTGAAATTACTATTGAAAGGCTCTCCGATGGCATCAAAAAAGACGCATGACCTGAAGGTAAAAGTGGGCGAATACATTGATTCGAGCGGGGCAAAAAAAGGCCGCTGGATGACTGTTGGGCGTGTGATGACAGGCGATGACGGTAACGAGTTTTGGTTGCTCGACAAGACCTTCAACCCGGCCGGAGTGCCCGATTTAAATGGCAAAGGAGGGGACAGCGTGTTGATCAGTAAATTCGCGCCCAGAGATGCCCAGGCGGGGCCGGGACAGCACCAGCAAGCCAAGTCAAACGGGTACGCGCCACCGCCAGCCGGCGATCATGGATTCGGCAATTTGCCCGACGATTTGCCTTTCTAAAATTTATAAAAAACCCGGTTGCAGCCGTTATAATTTTTGCTATAGTGCATGAGATGTGCAGTGCAGCAAACAGCGGAGGCGACCGGAATGGATGCAGTACGTTTGAAGGCAGCAAAGCAGCGAAAACAGCAGTACAAAAACAAGCCATGCGCGGCCTGCGGCCATGAGTGGCGCTACACCTCCAGCGGAATCTGTGTGCAATGCCAGAAACGCCACAGCGCGGCCTACCGGGAAAAGTTACGGTCGGCACTGCGCGAAGCCCGCGGGGGTGCCTGATGCACTACTACCAGCACCACATTGGCGACTTCATTCAGGCTACGGCGCGACTCACTGATGCGCAAAGCATGACGTACTTGCGAATGCTGTGGCTCTATTACGAAACGGAACAGCCGTTACCAAATAACACGAAAGTCATCGGCCTGAAAGTTGGGGCCGACCCTGAAGCCGTGGCGCTGATTTTGGAGGTTTTCTTTGTCCAGGACGGAAACCTGTGGAGTCACAAGAGGTGTGACGCGGAAATTGCTGATTACAAAGCAATTTGTGACAGAAACAGGCAAAACGGCAAGGCCGGTGGAAGGCCAAAAAAAACCCAGTGGGTTTCCAGTGGGTTGCCAGTGGAAACCCACACGAAACCCAAAGGTAACCCTAACCATGAACCAGTAACCAATAACCAAAGCAAAGAAAAAATAAATCAAAAAGAAAAACCTGCCGCGCTAAAGCGCGACGTCGTAATCCCGGAAGGCGTTTCCGAAACGACGTGGGCCGATTGGATGCAACTCCGAAAAGCCAAGCGCGCCCCGGTTACGCAAACAGCCATTGACCAGATCGCAGGGGAAGCCGTGAAAGCCGGCTGGACGCTTGAGCAGGCACTAGCTGAATCAATCGCCAGGGGCTGGACAGGATTTAAATCCGAATGGCTAACGCAGCACGCAGCACCAGCAGCACCACGCAGGACGCAGCACCAGATCAACGCAGAAGCAACCGCCCGGGCGCTTGGATACGGGCAAAAAAACGGTAGTTTTTTCGACGTGATAGGGGAGTGTCATGAAGTCAAAGCAGATGTTGCCGCCCGCTTGGGTGGATCGGATTTTCAGTAGGCTTGACGGGGTGTATGGCGGCGAGTTTGCCGGCAAGTTTTCGCGGGTAGTCGGTGGGCGGGACGAAGGCATCCAGGCAGCAAAGGCAACCTGGTCCGACGAGCTTGGCGGGTACGCTGACACCCCGGAGGCGATCGCGTTTGCGTTGGACGTGCGCAATCTGCCGGAGCGTGCGCCGAATCTCGTGCAGTTCCTCGGGATTTGCAAAACCGCCCCGCGGAAAAGCGTGCAGCAGCTGGCGCACACGCCAAGCAACGATGATCGCAACGACAACCGCGAACGGATCCAAGCCGCGGCGCAGGCAGTGAAGATCGGGAGCGGCGCGAAATTTACGGACTGGTGGCAACGCATCCTGGCCAACCCGGAGAAGCACCCGGCAATCTCGACAGAGTTCGCTAGGGAAGCGCGGAAGGCTCACGGTTACGCAGACAGCGAGGTGACAGCATGAACGGCATCAACACCGGAAAAATCATCATCGGATGCGCTTACACCGGCGAAAAACGCGGAATCAGCCCTGAAGATGCAGTTATGCAGCGGATCATCCTTGCCCAAATGCCCGCAAACGCGGTCAATCGGGCCGCTATCGTGAGTTTAAGCCCTGAGGCATATCACCATATACCCAAGGCAGAAAAAACGCAGCCAAGCCCGTTTAAACGATTCCGTGATTTTTTGTCACGGGTTGCCAAGGTGACGATAT